AGAGGTTGACTGTATACTGTGCCTTATGTTGATCCATCCTGGCTGTAACATAGGACTTTAAATTCTTGTCATAGACAATATGTTGTTTGCCTTGTAAGTACATTAAAGCCAAATCCCATAATCTAGTATAAGTCGACTTCTCTGTTTTAGTTTTGGCTAAAGGAGTTTTTAGATTAGGATAGTCCATTATTTCTTCGCCTCAGCTAGCTTAGCTCGAAGGGCTGCAAGAAAGTCTTCGTCAAGTTCAAGTTCCGTGTCTACCCCCAAGCTTGGAGATCCAGCAGGAGCGATATCGACACCCTCGCCTCCTTCCATAATATCACTTATGCCCGGGGCTGCAGCAATACCAGAACCAATTGCTCCTTTAAGATGTTGCACCGCTTCACCTTGGCTAGGAGCCACTGCAGCTTTTCCTAGTCCACCTAGAGCTTCTCCGCCTTTCCAACCTGCGACTGCTCCTGCAGGACCGCCCATTACACCTCCAGCAATTGCACCTGCTATACTTAGACCCAATCCAACAGCTTCTGCGCCACCCATAGCACTTTCTTGTTCTCTCTTCCTTTGCATTTCTAAAGCAGCCATGCGTCGTTCATGACTAGGGACTCCCTCACCTTTACCAAATTTAAAAGCCATTAGTCATCCTCCATTGCAAACACTGTGGCATAACCTGAAACTGGACTTCTATTCTCAACTGCCTTTTCTTCTTTAACTTTATGGTATAGCCTTTCAGTAAAAAGCCAAGTGATAATATTCACTTGGACTACAAAAACTATTCCTAAAAACATAAAAATTGGTAATATAAAGTCCATATCTTCCTTAATACAAAAAAGGGGCAAGACAGTTCGGTGTGAACCATCCTGCCCCTTAAAGCCTAATTTAGCCTAACCTAGGGCTCAACCACCATCGCCAGCACCAGGGAAGTCAAAACCTACCAAGATGCCATTAGCACCCGGTCGGAGACAAACCTGATTGTAATACCAGCGATAGAACCCTTCCCACTTATCTGCATTTGCAGTTCGGCTGAGAACAGCACCATCTAGGTCAGCGAAGCCGCCAGACTCCAACTCACAGAGCTTCCAAGAGGGCGTATGCAAAGCAACGACCATACCTTTAGGAGCGTGCCTAGAGGACCTGAATGGAATGTTGTTGAAAGAGAAGGCACTGAACCCAGCATCTCCCTTTCCAGCGGACGTAGTATCAACAACCAAGTTGTTGTTGTTATTACTAGTAGCAACCATTAACCCAGCATATGCCTGTCGGAAGACAGGATGCACCAAGAAAATGTCCGGAGCCTCACCCGACTCTACATCGATCTGATCAACCAGTCTCTGCAGTTCACCTAGGCTAAGAGCAGCACGATTGTCATCGCCGCCATCATCACCTGAATGCACATTACCGATTAGCTCACCAGAACCATCCCTCACCGTGTTAGCTGCAGCAAGAGCGCCGTCCGCACCATTACCAAAGATCACAGGATCTGAGAGGTTAGCAAAGATGCCTTGCGGCTCATTAGTACCTCCAGCACCTAGAAGACCAAATACACCAGCCAATGCTGTATTAACTGTTGCAAGTGCTAGTACTTCAGCATGCTGGTCAGCCGTGCGAAGCAGGACTGGACAAGCAACACCATTAGGAACACCGGTAGTATCAAGCGTATTAAGATTGACAAGACCGGTAGTTGTATTAACAGACACAACTTCAGCAATTGAATCATCAGCATCCCCTGGATCACATGGTTGTAGATCTCGTCCATTAAGAACACAAACCTTTAGGTTGTTTGCTGGCTGTGCTTCATCAGACATCGCCTTAAGTTTAGCAATATCACCACTAAACTCCCACGCGACGTTGTTGCCCTCATCTTTCTTCTCATTTAGATAACCAATAACACGACCACCTGAGAAAGTGGTTTGGTTAGCCTCATTGCGGATATCCGAAACGAGCTTGGTCATCTCAGCATCAACATAGCTGATGAATGAGTTTTTGCCACCAGTCTTGGCAGCAGCGATGGCAGGTCCAGAAACTTCGAACCGACCATACATGAACTCGGCTTGTACCTGAAGTTGAGCAAAGCCCTGACTTCCAGCAGTAGGTAGCGTACCACCCTCTGCCCGGTAACCTACACCGGAGTTCCGAGAAGTATGAACAGGGATGATAACCCTCTTCCCACTCCAATCTACACTTGCCTTCTCCATGAGTTCAAGTGCGAGTACCTCGTTATTTAATTGATCCTGAATTGGTCCGAGATAAAATTCCTTTAGGACAGAATCAAGCGTATCTAAAGTAGCTGGCATTATAAAATCCTCCTTATGTTAGCTAGTTTTCCAAAATTCTAAAGCAGCAGCACGGGCTTCTGCCATAGTTCTTGGCTTACCTTTGGCAGCATTGCTGCCTGGGGTATGCCCAGAAGAAACACCATTTAATCTAGGAGCAGCCTTAGGCTTGTTCTCCTCTAGATGGCGAGCAATTGCTCTTTCCTCAATTGAGGCAACATAAGTATTATACTTTTCTGCAACATCCATTACATCCACAGTGGGATCCTGAATGACTGCATGAAGAAGAATGTCATCATTAACAGCAGGGTATTTAGCCTTTGCTGATTGCAGTTCAAGTTGAAGTTCACTCTGAGCTTCTCTAATCTCAAACTGTTGAATCCTAGAATCTAATTGCTGGTATTGAGTAGTCTCATCACGATAACCTTCGGGTACTCCAGATTGAACAGTATCTTTTGCAAGATAATCATCTAACCAATCTGTCTGTTCCGTAGGGGATGGTTCAACCGACCCAGCAACAGGAGTCTTAATATTCTTAAATCGACTCTCCATTTCTTGTAATTGAGCTTTGAGAGTATCGTTCTCACTCCGCAGTGTATTCCTAGTCTCAACTACACTCTTGAATCTGCCATATGGAATCGGATGTCCAGATTCATCTACTTCTGTTGACTCCTCCGAGGGAGCTTCTTCTGTTTGAGGCTCAGGTGTTACCTGTTCCTCTTGTTTCGATTCTAGCGAGGAATCATCAGCTTTGGGTTCGAAGTCTTGGTCTAGTACTTCTCCTAGGCTTTCTAACGCTGTATTGTCCAAAAGTGGCATTTGTTACCTCCAGTTTTACGTGCCTGTCACGACGGGTTATGCCCCACACTTTTCATAATAAATATACAAAATTTTCAAATATTACGATTAACCTTTCCATCCCTTTCCTTGGGCGGTTAATGTTTTATATCTTGAGACTAGTCCCTTAGGGCAGTTATACTCTTTAGCCAATCTAACTATACCACCAGGGACATCGTACTCTTCCCACCATACTTTCTCTTTAATTTCTTCAATCTCTCTAAAGGTAAGCTGAGAGGTACCCTTCCTTCTAGGTTTCATATTAGCAACCTTTTCATTGAGTGCTTTCCAATCTACTTTTTCACTCATACAATTCCTAACTTCTTGTCTAACTGCTGTGCAGTTGACATTGGATTTTTAAACAAAGGTTCATCATCAAAGAAACTCTGATTGTCTTTATAAAGCTTTCCTGTGTTGGCTTCCCATTCTAGAATTCCAGCCAATGTATGTGGCTTACTCTTCTGTTCAACTTCCATAGTATAAGAGTCTGCCTGATCGATACTCATCAAAGCCAAGGCAGTAGCAAACACAAGGTCATCATGTTGACCAGAGGCTGCTTCGGGTTTGCCATTCTGATTATATACAAAAGAATTAATTTCGTATTTGATTCTTTGACATACAGGGCTTAACCACTTCTTATTGATATGTTCTTGCAATCTAGCCAACATCATTGGTCTTGTCTGTGGTGAGGTATTAAATCCTAATTTCTCTACCCACTGATTACCAATCTTATCAAACTGTGTTCTCCTATAAAGGTGCACATAATTATCCATTTGGAATCTGTCTATGACTGACATACCAATACTATTAGACTCTATACAGGCTAGGGCATCATACCTCTTAGCTAACAATAGACAGGCTGAAGCGAACTCTGAGAGGGGTTCTCTCTTGTAATA